TGCTGAGTATGGTAAGGAGTGCAGAGAAATGTTTAAAGCACCAAAGGGAAAAGTTTTATGTGGAGCCGATGCTTCTTCTCTTGAATTAAGATGTCTTGCCTCGTACCTATATCAATTTGATAGTGGTAAGTTTGCAAGAGAAATACTTGAAGGTGACATCCATCAGGTCAATGCAGATATACTTGGTATAGATAGAAGTGATGCCAAGACCTTCATATATAGCCTTATATACGGAGCTTCAAACCAGAGACTTGGTGAAGCAGTTGGCAAAGGAATGAAAGAAGGAAAGAGACTTCGAGACACATTCATGTCAAAAATGCCGGCCTTCAAAAAATTACTCACTGCTGTTGAAAGATCGGCAGAGACTAACGGACACATAAAAGCAATCGATGGAAGGATTATAGAAATGAGATCAAAGCACTCTCTCCTGAACTTCCTACTCCAAAGTTGCGGAGCCATAATAATGAAACAATCACTTATCGAGTTTGCTAAACTTGCAAAGCATCCCTATGAAATGCATGCAAATGTCCATGACGAAGTTCAGTTCTCCTGTCTTGAAGAACACGCACAGGACTTAGGACAAACTTATGTAGCTGCAATAATTCAAGCAGGGAAAGTTCTAGATATCAAATGCCCTTTGGATGGTGACTTTAAAATTGGAAATAATTGGGCTGAAACACATTAATTATCATGAGTCAGAGAATAGCAGCAATAGATGGAGATATGATTGTCTACCGAGCAGGGTTTGCTTCGGAGCAAGAAATAAAATGGGAAGATGATATATGGACGCTTCACAGTTCTGAGGCAGACATGAAAGTGATTGTACAAGACATGATTGATTATTCAGTTGACCAAACAAAGTCAGATGATTATGTCATGGTATTTTCGGATACTCGTAACTTTCGTTACAACGTCTTTCCTGATTACAAGGCAAACAGAAAGAACAAAAGAAAGCCTCTTGGTATTGCTTCGATAACTCAATGGGCTTTAGAAAACCACAACGGAGTACGTAAAAACAACCTGGAAGCAGATGATGTGATAGGCATGCTTTGTTGCTCCAACGATAACTATGTTGCAGTCAGTGGTGACAAAGACTTCGGCACTCTTGATTGCGAATGGTTTAACTTTCTTACAGCAGAAACAAGTTACACCACAACTGAAGAAGCAGATTACAATCACCTTGCACAAACCCTTTCTGGAGATACAGTAGACGGCTTTTCGGGAGCCAAGGGTATTGGAAGTGTGACAGCAAATAAACTATTAGATAAGCATGGAGCCACTTGGGAAACAGTAGTTGATGCTTATGAATCAAAAGGACAGACAGAAGAAGATGCTTTGATGAATGCTAGGCTTTCTTACATTCTGAGAAGTCCAAAAGAATATAACGAAAAAGAAGGAGAAATTAGATTATGGACACCACCAACGAAAAAGTAAATGAACTTCCCGATAGTGGAGAACGCACTGAATTTGAAACAGGTTCGGTGAGAGATTCAATGAAAGGGAAAGGTTTTCCTAACCAACTGCCCATCGCTGCGTTGAAGGCAGCCAGTAAGAGGTTTGAGGATGGAGCTTACAAGTATGGCTCACGTAATTGGGAAAAAGGTCAGTTTTACAGTAGATATATCGATGCGATCTATCGACATCTTTGGGCATATATGGAGGGTTTTGAGGATGAAGATCACCTTAGTGCTGTTATCTGGAATGCCATGTGTTTGTACCAAACAGACGAGTGGGTGAAGGAAGGTAAATTACCTGATAAATTAAGGGATATTTAATTCTGTTACATATATAATAAACCCCCCTCATCAACTTTACATGGCTCAAAGGAAAAGAATAAAGCTAACTTCCAAACATAAATCCCCTTCTGGTGGGTTGAATGCAGCAGGAAGAAGAGCAGCCAAAGCGCAGGGGAGCAACCTTAAACCTCCTGTTTCTGCAAAGCAAGCCAAAAAAAGTAAAAAAGCAGCAAATAGAAGAAAGTCTTTTTGTGCCAGAATGAAAGGGATGAAAAGAAGATTGACCTCTGCAAAAACAGCCAGAGATCCTAACTCAAGAATAAACAAAGCACTAAGAAAGTGGGATTGCTAAAATTATGTACGGATATTCGACAACGAAACCAAGTAAACAACCTAAGAAAAAGACAGCTAAGAAAAAGCGTAAAGATCTAAAGATTAAAAAGAAATGAAAACAAAAAGGAAAGGTCTAAGTCTTAGGCAGGAAAAGACCATGAAAAGGCACTCCAAGCATCACACTAAAAAGCACATGGAATCTATGAAGCGTTCAATGTTAGGAGGCATGACTTTTACTACTGCTCATAAGAAGGCAATCAAGGAGGTAGGTAAGTAATGAATTTAACAAGAAACCAACTCAAGATAGCAGCAGCAGCTAATCCGAAAAACAAGATTACTAAAGCTGACTTTGCAGCCCTCAAGAAGAAGAAAAAGAAAAAAAATGGGAAACAAAATATGTCCTAAAGGGATAGCTTGGGCTAAGAGAACTTTCGATAAGTACCCCTCTGCTTACGCTAACATGGCTGCTTCCAAGTACTGCAAAGACCCAAACTACGCTAAAGGTTCAAAGCGGAAGAAGTTAAGAATTAAAAAGAAAAAATAAAATGGGTGAGTTAGCAAAATGGAGAAGACAAAATTGGGTACGCATTGGAACGGATGGAAGCATCAAAGGTGCATGCGGTACGAGTAAAAACAAAAAGAACCCAGACAGATGTCTGCCTATGTCAAAAGCCAGAAGCCTTAGCAAGTCTCAAAGAGCAACCACTGCAAAGAAAAAAAAGAGAGAAGGCTCCAAGGGTAAACAATTTGTTTCCAACACAAAAGCAGCTAGAGTTAGCTTGAAAATGAAAGCTTAAAATGAACAAGCAAGAATTTCCTTTTGTATCCAACGAGCTTGTCAACGAACTTGACGAGATATTTCCCCCAAAAGAATTTAGCCCGAAGGATGATTTAAGGGATATGGATTATTACTTTGGTCAACGTAATATAATCAACTTTCTTCGTGCAAAACATGCAGAACAAAACGAAAACATTTTAACAACAGAGTAAATAAAATATGTGCCTATCAAGACCCAAGATGCCTAGTGCATCAGCAGTAATGCAAGCCCCTCCAGTTCCTCCTCCACCTCCTGTAGAAACAGCAGATGAAGTTATTAACAGAGCAGATAGTGAAAGGAAAATGAGAAAAAGAAGAGGCACTGATAGTTTGAAAATACGAAGAACAACTTCTATCTCTACTCCTACTTCTGGAGCAGGGACAAATATTTATTAATTTATAATTAAAGGAACAACTAAAACAAAATGGACGTAACTAATATAAACATTGCAAATCATAGTGCTTTGGATGGCAACGGAAATGGCGTACTTAACTCGCTCACGACTCCTGCAATAAATAGCATCAACGGGGGAACCTATTGTTTCCTCGCATCAGGAGCTATACCTGCTTCGGGTTGCACTCTTACTTTGCAACACAAAGTTGGATCAAACTATGTAGATATCGGTGACGATGCAGTACTCACTGGCCCAGGAGGTTGTGTGTTTACTACATCTCAATCAGATATCCAGTTAGTAATTGCAGGAAACAATGCAATCGCAAACAGCATCGACGTAGTAATTGCACCAGTATAATCAGTAATGGCTAGACGCACTATAGTAACTAAAGACAATACGATAACCTCGCAAGGCACTGAGCCTCTTTCGAGAGAGGTAGCTAGACCTATTTTTGGTGAGAATGTTCTAGCCATTGATTATAATTTTGCTGACAAAAAAATCCTCGATGACGATATAAACTTCAGCAGGGCTACCTCGGCTACCCAAACGAACAGTGAGGGTAAGATCTGCTATGCGCCTGAGAATGGGCTTAAAAAATCATCACAGCTTGATAACTGGAGTAAACTTGGAACCAACAATACAACTGTAACTGCTGCCACTGATATAACTGATCCATTAGGGGGAAACGGAGCGTTTAGAGTTACAACAAATCAAGCCAATGCAGGAGGTATTTACTTAGATTCAAATAACCAAGTTACTAAAATCAACAACAAGACAGTACAATCTATTTACATAAGATCTGTTAGTGGAATCAAAACTACTCATGTAATTACTCATAATTCATCTAGTAAAGGATTAGTTACTATTACTGAAGAGTGGAAAAGAATAGTAATACCTTATGATTCAACAATTACAGCAGCAGCTAACTTTTATGGCGTAGATTTTCGGGACAGTGATACAGATGCGACAGATGTTTATCTTTTTGCTCCACAAATAAGCTCTTCGTTGACTGGCGAAGCTGTTGAATATGTACCAACAACTACAGATTTTGTCCATAAAGAACGCTTCGATTACACAAAAGACGGAGACAGTAAGGGATTACTTATTGAAGAGGCGAGGACGAATTTATTAACACAATCAGATACTAATACCTATGTTGGTGCTGTCAGTAATACGTTTGACAGGCTCAATAACCATTCTATTTCCCCAAGCGGAGCAAAAGATGCTGCAAAATTTATATCGACTGCACCTAATGCTGTAAAGGTAATACATCCTCCTGCCACTCCTGTTGTTGGAACAAGTACTACGTTTACTTTTTCAGCTTATATTAAGCGAGGAAATACTGATTATGTTCGGATGTATCATAACGACTCCGATTCGTTTGGAGTTACTTTTAATTTAGCAACAGGTCAAGTACATAGCAATGATGCTTCAGCTAATGGCAGTCATTTTATTGAAGAAGTAGGTAATGGTTGGTATAGATGCGGTTATTCTCACACGACACCTTCAGGTCACTCTTTGGGTGGGCCTTACATTTACCCAACGGACTCAAGCAATACAATTACTCATGCTAACCAATGGTCTATAATTTTGTGGCAACCACAAGTTGAGTTAGGTTCCTTCCCAACATCGCTCATACCAACCTACGGATCTACTGCAAGTCGTAGTGGAGATCTAGCTAAAGTTTTAGGAAATAATTTCAGTAGGTTTTTCAGAGAAACTGAAGGCACTATTGTTGCTGACATAGAGTTAGCCAGTGGACGGCAAGATGATACCTTTAGCCGTATCTATTACTTTGCTAATTCTTCTGGAACAGAACGAATAGATGCAATGATTTTTGCTTCACCAGACGATAGAGTATTTGGAGAAGTAAGAACAGGTGGGGTTGGTCAAGGAGCAGTAAAAGCCTCTAGTATCACATTAGATAAAGGAGGAGTGGCAAGAATTGGTCAGGTTTATAAATCGAATTTCCACAAACTTTATCAAGATGGAGTATCAGGTGATACGGACACAACTGTTACGTTGCCAACAGGTATTACACAGTTGTGTATAGGATCTATCCCTTCTGGTACAGCTAATATGATTGGTTGGATACGCAGACTAAGATATTTTAACAAAAAGAAAAGCGATAGTGCTGTAGAGAAACTCACCGACACCTCGTTCCTTCTCGACAAATTCAAAGGGGCCAAAGCAGCCCACAGTCT